CTTGGACTTGTTAGTAATGTTCTTAGTGATGAGCGAGTTCGTCCACTGACAGATATGGTTCAGGTATTTGCACCGACAAAGGTTGACTTTCAAATACAGGCAAATCTCACACTATACAATTGGGCTGTTTCTGGAACAATTCAAAAGATTTGTAAGAATAAAATACAGCAATATATAAACAACATGAAATCACGACTTGGACAAGACATCGTTAGAAGTCAGATTATCGCACTCTTAAACAGCGTTTCAGGAGTTTATAAATGCGACCTTATTCAGCCCACTCAGGATAGAGTCCTACAACCTAATGAATGGGCAAACTGCACAAATTATGAAATTAATTTTATAGGAAGCACGGAGGGATAATGGCTGACAAAAGACTAATTCCGCCCGGAATAAAAGACCTCAATACTGAAACACTGAATGAGCTTATAGATAGACTCGGGACCCTTGACCTTACGCCACTTCTTGTATACATCATTGACCATGTTGATTCTTCAGCTCTCCCTCACCTTGCTTGGCAATTTCACATAGAAGGCTGGGAGCTTGCCCAGACAGAACAGGAAAAAAGAAACCTGATCAAAAAGGCAATCGAGCTGCACCGCTACAAAGGCACTCTTTTTGGCATCAAGACCGCATGCACATTAGCAGGCTCAAAGCTCATCCGAGCAAGAACACCTGACATTAGAACATATCTTTCCCTTTCCCTTACTGATAAAGATAGGGATAAGTTTTATGAGCTTTTCCCCGAGTTGAGGCTGACTAAATTTGCATGGGCAGGTAAAAGATATATGAAATATAAGAAGTTTTTCCCTTCTGCAAAACTTTATGCTTATGACAGTCTTGCAATTGAACGCTACGGACATAGAGCATTCCTCTTCAAAAACCGCACATTGCAACCTCTCAAAACCTATACCATCCAATATGCCATAAAAGAAAAAACAGCCGAAGAAAAAGTAGAAGTCCGCAAAGAAGGGAAAGCTTACGGCTCTTTCGCAGGCTCACGCTTAAAATATCTTGTTAATCAGAATGCCAAAGAAAGGCTTTATACTCTTCGCCTACCCGTTATCTATACCGATTATGAACCAATCACCCGCACCGAAACCATTACACCTTCCACAGAACCAATCACATCCAAATATGAAATCTTACAAGAAAGAGGAAACGCCAACTATAAGATCGCTTTTATTTCATACACACACGGACACACTACAGACCTTGACGCAGAAAAACGCATCTGGAAACGCTTCCGCCTCTTCGACCCAGAAGTAATTCCCCAGCGACGCAACGCCTACACCTTCTTAGATGAAAAGCCTATCCGAATCCCACCATACAACGCCGAGCTTCTGATAGATGTAAAAGACAAGCTCTACCCAAAGTTTTTCGGCAAATTCCTGATCGCTACACCTAAAAAGGCTCTTTATGAAACACGAAAGCTCATAAACGACTATAAAAGCGTGAGAGATAAAATCTTGCTTGATACAAAAACAAAGAGACTGCCTGTTGCGGATGGCACAATCACTGCAGGCAGAGAAATACAAATCGGGGAGGTAATAAATGTATAAACAAGTTATATTTCGGGACAGGCAAGAACTCCAGGCAAAAGATTTAAGCAACATAGAAGAATACACCTCTGATGCAATTGAGGCTGTTGTAACTGATGCTGTTTCAAATAGATATCACTACACAGGCTTTGAAGTTGCGCAGAATTCTACCACTGAAATTACCGTTGCCCCTGGAAAGCTCTATGCAGGCGGGAAAATGTATATCTCAGAACAATCACTTGATTTCAATATATTTCAGTTTTTACCCCTAAATACAAAAAAGGTTGTCACTGTATGCGTTTGGGGTTCAAAAACAGAAACAGAAGTTGAGCCAAGAGACTTCCTTATTGATGTAGTGCAAGGGACAACTGAGCCTCGTGCAGTAGCAATGACCAAACTCAACAAGGCAAATGTCAACCTTGTTGCAGGAGTTGAGTCTGTAGACCCTCAACCAGCAGGGCTTCAGGAAAATGTAGTCCCAGTTGCATATATCTATCTCGCCACAACGGGCATAGAAAAAATCATCCGAGTTGAAGACTATGTCCTCCCCCGTCTATACGAGACAAAAGCAGATGTCGCAGAGCTAAAGAACTGGCGAGCTTTAACCGAACCTCGCTTGATTTCAATTGTTACAGACCTTTCAAGTCTGAGTAAGAAAACAGACGGCAAAGCTGACCTCAAGACCGCCCTTGAAATTATGGCAGACATGGCACGGGTGAAAGAAAAGCTCAATCTTCCGAGCACCTATCATAGCTATGATGCAGACTATTTCGGGGATACAGGGAAGATTGACATAAACAATACGGTTGCAAAAGTGGTTAATGGACTTCTTTTCCCAAATGCTGGAGAAGCTAAAGCCAACTTAGCCCTCTTTAACCCCTACGACCCAAACATCAAACGCTTTGACAATCTTGTCCTGCCAAACTATGACTTGGTTTGCAAGCTTGAGACAAAAGGCTACTCAGGAGATGTTTCAATTTCTCAGTATCAATTTCAGACATACGAGGTTAAAAAATATACCTATTACCAATACTACTGGGTTTACGGATGGAGATGGAACTGGTACTGGAACTGGTATTATCGCTGGTGGCGATGGTACTATGGGTATAATTGGTGGTGGTATGGATATTATGGCTATTGGGTACAATATCCTGTCACAGAATACCGTCTGGAAGAGACTACACACAGCATCAATGGAGCCATTGTAGCTCAAACATTTGTAGTCAGCTCTCCAATGTGGCTCAGTGCATTGGGACTGTTCTTCACCCAGAAAGACAGCTCAGCAGATATCACAGTTGTTATTTGCGAGACCGACAATGGCAAACCAAATCTTCAGAAGGCATTGACAATGGTCAGAGTTTCGCAAGCAGATATAAAGAAATATCCAAATGAAACAGTAATAAATCTTACTCCTGTTTTTCTGAAAGCAGGAAGATACGCAGTATGCTTCATTACACAAGGAAACTACCGTGTAGCAACAGTCTCTGGACAAAACTACTTACAGGGAACACTCTTTTTTGGCACAGATGGAGACTACTTTACAGGCGACTTAACTAAAGATATTATGTTTAAACTCTACGCAGCACAATTTAAGCAAGCAAGGACTGAAGTTCAGCTTCAACCCGTAAGCCTTGCCGGAGGTATTACTGACCTCCAGATCATAGCCCCCGCCCTTGTGCCAGAGGGGACGGAATTGATCTATGAGATCAACGTAGGCGGAAAATGGTATCCCCTGAAGGAGACGGGCAGACTTTCCTCAGCTCCCGACATCGTGCCATTGAGGGCGGTCATGCTTGGCACTGCAGATTTGCAACCAGCCCTTGTTTTGACCGAACAAGCTATCACTTCAAGCAGACCTGCGACGACCTTCTATGCTACTTCTACCCAAAGAACACTTTCAGCTGCAAGACAAAATATTGATGTACAGTTGTTATTACACAAATTCAATGCCACAGTCCACACAATCAACTGTCAGCTTCTGTCAGGCTCAAATACATATAACCCCGCAACAGTGACAACGCAAGAAGATACAGACACGGTTAGAAAAACATTCTCATTCAATATTTCTGCCGGCATACAGAGCTATAAAATCAAGATCTCCGGGTCAAGGGCATCCAGTGCAGAGCCATTCTCCGTAGTTGAAAGAATAGACATAGCATACTAAGGGGGCAAACGATGATCAAAGTAAAAGTTTTAGAAGACTTTGAACTTTTTGGAAGGAAATATTATGCAGGACAGATAATAGAAGTATCAGAAGAAGTGTACGCAATAGTCAAAGACAAAGTTGAGAAGGTGAAATAATGCCAGCACGGTTTGATAAATACAGGTTCACAAAACGGACCCCTCTTTCCGATGATGTCTTCAACAACATCTTCAAAGACATAGACCTACGCATCACATCACTTGAAGATATCAAGAAAGACTGGCAGTATGCCGTTGATGAAGTCACCCGATATGGGCTACTTCGCATTGAAGAAGTCTTACGACCATCCTTTGAATTTATAGAGCAGAAAAAAACTGAAGCGACTGAAACCGTCTCTGAAATACAAACATTGAGACAGAACGCAGATGATATGATAAACGAACACCGAGATGATGCATTAACTTCTATATCTACAGCAAAAACAGATGCATTATCTTCTATATCTACAGCAAAAAC